GCGCACGTCGAAAGATTACGGGGATTCAGAAATTCATACGCAATGCTGGAAAGAAAGTTATTGTACGTACCACTGATGAACAACGCTCGAAGGCAGTACTCTTTGAGTCATACAGTAACGCTATCAACCTTGCGAAGGGTATTGATAGGACAGACCCAGTACAGCTCGCACTCCGAGATAAGGTACTCGATATGATTGGAGTGTCTGAACAGGAACTCATGCTCTATGTGAACCAGGCAATGCAAGCGGCAGAGCAGATGGCACCACAGGGAGGGCAGGTGAAGATGCAGACAGGTGAGATGAACAAGGAGCAGAGCGTAGCACCAGTGATGTAATATGTGGTCAGAAAGAGAAATAAACATAGCCAAGCAGTTACAAGAGCCAGCAACACTGGCTTTTCTGCGTAAGGTGTTTGTAGACATTGCGACGAATAAAGGTGAGGTACTTGCGTCGAATCTTGTTGCGCTTGACGATGCTGAGTACGGTAGGATGATGAAGGTGGTGTACCTTGCGAAAGAGGAAAACAAGGCGAAGCTCAATCTCATTGCGAAGGTATCGCACATGAAGCCAGAGGTTGCTGGAGAGAAAGCCGTTGTTGCACTCGCACCTCGATAACGTGGTATAATGTGGGGAAAGAGAGGAGCGACTCCTAGTAGATATAATAATTCATAACATGCAATATATAGATTTAAAAACAGCAGGAGCGCAGACGGCTTCCACAACAGGAGATTCAATACTTCTTACTAACTCATTTAGCTCTGCACTGTTTGTTCTTGACGTAACTGCAGCAGCAACGGATGTTGGAGACTTGCTTGATGTATATATAGATTTTTCCGGAGATGGCACAAGTTGGATTAACGCTATTCACTTCACACAAGTTCTAGGGAACGGTGGAGCAAAGAAAGAGATGGCGAAAGTAAACAATGACCTTCTTGAGAATCCTGATGCAGTCATTACAATTGCAGCTGATTGCGCATCCAGCGTTGTACGCAATACAGGTGTTCTTCCGTATGTTCGTTATCGTTCTGCAATTACCGACGCTGGAACAGATGATGCGTCATTCACGTATTCTGTAAAAGGTTTCTTTACAGAATAGTTATTAAATAAATTAAATAAAAATATATGGCAGACGCAACAGCAGACAAAGTACAATCAGCAGGAGTAGAGGTAAGTGGCAACACTGAGTATCTCAATTTCACTGACGGACTAGACGCGACATTAGGCACTGACGGTGGTGTTGAGGTTGGTATCAAAGCACAAGGAGTACCTCTCTCAAAGGTTATGGAGACAGAGGCAATAACTGCGACAGATGACGGACTTACAACTGGTGCAATTACTGCACTTGTTACAGGACGTAAATTTGTATCAGTAACCTCAGCAGGTGCGACAAAGGCAGTTACACTTCCAGCAGCAGCTACAGCAAGCATTGGACAGGAGATTGATATTCAGGTAGGCGCGAACGGGTATGAGCTTCTCACCGTCGCTTCATCGAACAACACTATCAACACAGTTGACTCAGACGGTACAAATCAGTTGGACGTTGCAGCGAACACGCTTCTCCGTTGTGTGCAGATCACCGCGACAGGGTACGCGTGTTACCAAGTAGCGGCAACCACCATCACTGTAGTAGCACCAGACAACGACTAACATATTCGTTAAAACAAAACCGCCACTTGTGCGGTTTTGTTTTGTTTCATGGTATAATATAGCGTAAGAGAAGAGCGACTCTAAACCTCTAACTGTATAGGTCAAGTTTTTTATATTTAAAAGTTCTCACTTCAATTTAAAGTGACTAAGAGCCATGTTTGTAGAAAACAATGAGGATGAAGTTGTAGTAGTTGACACTACTGGTGATGTATCAGATAACGACACAGATGATGCAAGCAATAGAGAAGATGAAGTTGCGAAGGCTACAGAAGGTGGCAAGCAACACACAGCTGAGACAGCCGAAGCAAGACGCGCCCGTATCAAGCGACAATACGAACGAGAGTTCGGTAAGCAAGGTAGTGAAGGCGGTCAAGAAAGCGGTAAAGAAGGTAGCAAAGAAGTAGGGAGTGATGAGCGTTACCAAAGACTTGAACTCAAGACTGAGGGTATCACTTCAAAGAAGGCACAAGATGTGGTGCTGGAATACGCAAAGTGGAAGGGAATTGACCCAGTAGATGCTCTCAAGTCTCCAATTGTGAAAGCGGAGATAGAGGAAATCGAAAAGAAAATATCAGTACCCGCACCATCGAAGCGTACGAACGCAGGTGCAACAGAATCGTTTGAGTATTGGGCTTCACAGGCTCGTAAGGGCAACTTCCCACGTGGTGATAGAGCCATGATGGAAAAACTCAAGAAAGCACGTATCTTCACATCTTAACTTAACACTTAAGATTTAAAATAAAATGTCAAACGTATTCGCAACAGATGTTCAGAAGCAGTTCTACATGGAAGGACTTCAGGACAATCTTCGAGACTCAGTACCAATGCTCCTCGTTTCAGAAGTAGAAACTGAAAACACAGAGTACATCGTTAATCGTTATGGTGCAGATGTTGACGCACAGTCTACAAAGAACTCTTTGTACCGACGCGCAACAGGCTTCTCATACAGTGCTGACAAAAAGTCAATCGACGAGATTGCAACAGCAACTGATGTTATCCTCTACCAAGAGTTGATGCGAGAGGGCTTTGACATCGTAGCAGACCGACAGGACAAGCACGCATATGCTCTCCGAAAGGCAATTCACCGTCACTCAGTAAACACTGCTGTACAATCAGCAGGTTCAACTCTTGACAATGAGGTGCTCGCAGGGAACACATCAGCAGGTACTCCAATAACTCTCACATCATCTAATCCAGAGAATGTAACTGCAGCGATTGTACAAATCCTTCAAGAGGAAAACGCGTATGGCGAACAAACACCATTCGTGATGATGACTCCACGTCAAGCTAAGTTCTTCAACGTCTTCGCACAAGGTGCAGGATTCTCAGTTGCAGACCGCGCGCTTACAAACGGCATCTTTACAGTAGCTGGTGGTACACGTGTTGTACGTGGTGCTCAGAACTTTGGTGGACTCGATGTTATCGTTACTAACGAAATGCCACGTGCTGTTGTGCTCACCTTCGCAGATGAGACTGACGAGACTGACACTATCGTTATCAAGGTTGGTGCAGATACCGTTACACTTACCTGTGACGCTTCACCAGACGGTGCAGGAGACTACGATCAGGGCGCAAGCGCAGCAGAGACTATTGAAGCTGCAGTTGCTCTTATCAACAACTCAGAGGGTACTCTCGCGTCTACTATTTCCGCAACAGGTGAGTATTACGAACTTTCAGCAGCAAACCGCGCTATCTTTGACCGCGCATATGTACGTGCTCGAAAGCTCACTTCTACCACTATGGAAATTACTGCCTTCGAGAAACTCGTTGTCACTGAGACTGGTGATGAGGTAACCGTTGGAACTCACAAGGAGTACATGCTCGCAGGTGCTTACAACGCTGTAACTGTAGCTCTTCCAACGAAGGGTATGCGTTCAGACGAGAAGCCACTTGCTGCAGCAGTTGGTGGAACAGGTACACACGGATTTGAACTCACAACGCTTCAGATGCATGATGCAGTTGTGTGGACAAACAATGCAGGAAAGCTCGTAGCAGTTCCTTGCGTCTAACCTATACAGGTTTAACCTAGACAGGTTTAACCTAGACACTCAGCCTTTACGGGCTGAGTAGGGGACAGTCGCTCTCTGTCTCCTACTTAGCCCATAAAAACACCATGCAACAATACACAGTACAAACACTCATTGACTACGCAAAAGACCTTAGTGGGCAAACGAATGTGCCTACTGATAAGGTTATTCGCGCACTCAACTTCGGTGTAGACCACCTCTCAGTCATAAAACTCATGGCAGGGAGTAAAACAAACCCTGATAGTTCAAATAACACAGACCTTTCCCGAACAAGCGTGACTACGAGTGCGACAACTCTTTCTTTGAGCGGTGGCGACCTAGATGAGGGTGAGGCGTTGACGTTTAGACATGTGGAAGTGCTCATGGGTGACGTGTATACACGGCTTATTCCTATAGACTCACGTGATGCAGACTACGAATACCTACAAGCGTCATCCGGTGAGCCGACACACTTTGATATTGAGGGTAATATCATCCGTCTTCTTCCTATTCCAAACGCTTCATACACATACAGGCTCTCATATGGTCGTGTACACCCACGTTTCAGTGCAAGTAATCTCACACAAGCAACAGGACTTCTCCCTAATGAGGAGGAATATGTAGCACTTTTCGCTGCAGACAGGCTTATGATAGGCACGAACGACCCATCACGGGTGCAGGTACGCAATGAATTGACCGTAAAGGCTGACGAGATTAAGAAAATGACCGCGTTACGTGACCAGAGTGTGTCAAAGCGGTTAAAACCAAGCGTCAATAACGTATTTAGATTTAATAGTTTCAAAAGATAACATATGGCATCGGCTTATTACAACAATTATCACGAACAACTAGGCAAAGGTGGCGTAAACTACACGACTGATACCTTTAAACTGATGCTTGTCACCACAGCGTACACACTTGACGTTGATACTCAGGCGTATCGTGCAGATATTACAGGGGAAGCAACAGGGGCTGGCTACAGCGCAGGTGGACAAGCTGTGGGGAGCGTGACATGGACACAGGATAACACAGGGAATAGAGCAGTATTAGACTTTGCTGACGAGACATTCAGTGCAGTCACACTCACGAACGTAAAAGGAGCGATTCTATACAAAGATACGGGAAACAGTGCGACAGACCTTCTTATCGCGTACATAGAGTTCGCAGAAGGTGCTCAGAGTACTGTCGCAAATGATTTTATTGTACAACCAAGCGCATCGGGAGTTCTAACTAATGGATAATGGCATTTCCAGTCATACAAGCGTCGAATGTATCGAAGACGAATGGTGCAAGTAGCCATACGGCGAGCTTGCCTGCGAGTATTGTAGCAGGTGAGTTTCTTGTTTTATTTTTCACCTGTGATAGTAGCGCAACAATCACCACACCGTCGGGATGGACGAGTGTAAAGGACTACTCCAATGG